CGGCCAGTCACATACGAATCGACTCTCGCTCGACACATTAACCCCTTTCCTCACCGGCAAATGGCATCTGTGCCAAATGCCCAAACTTCACATAGGAGTTGACTGACTCATGATCGGAAACACCATCACGATCAACAACGGGGCCGCAAAGGTCCTGACGCTGATCAAGGAAGGCGACTACTCTTCGGAGTATCTCCTGAAAGACACCGCCTCTGAGTTCCGCCTCAATATCCGGCATTCGAAAACGAAGGCCGGCCAGGATCGACACAACGTCGAACTGGTTGAGAACGTGTACCCCACGGAAGCAATTCCCGCCGGGCGCACGCGGAAGTTCTACTTTGTCATCGAAAACGATGTCGATGACTTGACTCCAAGTGTCGCAAACGCCGACGCGATCGCCGATCTGGCCATCGCGACTGCGAATGCGTTCTTGAACCAGCTGATGGGCTGGCAGTCGTAGAACGAGTCGGTGTCCGCTCCACCGCCTAAGGCATTGAAGCCTGCAGCGGCGCGGACGTTTCCGTTCATGGCTACGGTGACATTTCGAACCATCTTTCGTGAGGTCCGTATGTCTAAGAGCCGTGAGCTCGGGGAGCGCCGACAGGCGCTCCCCCGTCAGTTGAGCAGGGTGTACGCTTCGATCTTCGCAGATCTGGCGTATGCCTACCCCGACAACGTTGACTGGTTTGAGAAAGATCAAGCCCGTCTACGCAGACTAGTCGAGCAGAGAGGTTATTGCCAGGTTTACCTGGTTGACCTTCCTGCGCTGGGCAAGCACCTAGATCAGGCGCTCGCTAGCGGTGCGTACAGATGTCTTGGACTCCCCCTACAAGGGAAGGGCCCAGGACACGTACAAATGCCTCAGTTTCTGAGGCAACTGTACTTACGCGTTTTCGACGAATCTGGCAGCCTTAAGGAGGACTACGATGAGACAGCTATATTCTTTCTGCGCCAAGTACTATATGGCGCTAAGAGAACTAGCATCCAGTGTAGTGACGAAGCTGTGGAAAAGGAAATCACAGAGTTCGTCCAGGTGGACACTTCTCTTCCACTTCCAGAGAAATTCTGGACGGAAGAGAACCCGCCTTCTTCGCTCATACCTCAGACTTACGGAGGATTCTCCAAGAGTCCGTGGTACGCGAAGAAGGTGCAAGAACTGCCCGTTGAAAAACGAGCAGAGTCCACCCGCTTCCTCGTGAACCTTGACCTCGTGTCAAGGCTCATGGTCACCAGTCTTGGTCCGTATTCGTACGGAGACTGGCGAATGAGGCACGGTCCAGGCGTGGTTTCAGTCCCACCCCCCATGAGGAATAAGTATTACTTCATGGGGTGGAGCGAAAGACTGGAATCAGTGTACCCAATCGCGGATTGTGGTTTCCACGATTACTTCGCTTGGGTAGACGACGTCAAGATCCGTGGCATGGAGGCCCCTAATGGAGCGCCATGGTCACGGCTTATTGACGTCCCAAAGACCTTTCTGAAACCGCGGCTCATTGCCGCGGAGCCAGGCGAGCATCAATGGTGCCAACAGAATCTGAAGGCATACATGTACTCGCGATGTCGGAAAAGCTGGATCGGTAAGTTTGTTCGTTTCAACGATCAAACCCTGAATCAGCAGCTCTGCCGCAAAGGTTCTTTGACGGGACTCCTCGCTACCTTGGATCTCTCCTCGGCCAGCGATCGAGTCACGTGTCACGCTGTAGGTAACCTTTTCAGAGCAAGACAAGAAGTCTTGCAGGCCCTACGAGCGTCACGAACCCATCAGATCTTGATTGAGCACAAGATCCCCAGAAATGGGGTCAAGTGCGAGATCCTGGAGTTGAGAAAGTTCTCAACGATGGGTAGCGCCTGCACCTTCCCGGTTGAGTCCCTTATGTTTTTGGCCGCCACGATCGCTGCTATACTCACTGTTCGTGAGGAAGCCGTGACCGAGCGGAACATTCGGAAACTCGAAGGGTCGGTGGCCGTCTTCGGTGACGACATAGTCGTCCCCGTTGACAGTCGGGAGCTATTGGTACGGGGCCTTGAGATCCTTGATTTCAAGGTTAACCTCGCTAAGTCTTTCTGGACTGGGAAGTTCAGAGAGTCTTGCGGGGTTGACTCATACGCTGGAATCGACGTGACCCCAGCGTACTTTAAGAGCCCGTACATCGGTAGCAAACCCGAGTCCCTAGCGACTGTGGTAGAAGTATCCAATAACTTCTACGCGCGGTTCATGGTTAAAACCGCCGCCACGGTAGCGTCGTCCATACCACACCAGTTCCGAAAGGACCTGGCAATGGTACCCATGGGATCCGGGGCCTTTGGTGTTAAGTCTTTTGTTGTACCCGAACCAGGTACATCAGCGTCTGGGAAGCCGCTCCTCAAGCGGTTCAACCAGAGGCTTCAGAAGACGGAGTACAAAGCTTGCTGCCTCTCGGCAAAAAGCAAATGTACCTCCACCAAAGACAACACTGCTTTACTTCAGTACTTTACTGAAGAGCCATCTCCCTTTACTAAGTGGAAGCATGGCGTGAAGCAGCGTCCTCGCCTTAAGGAAAAGGCGAAGTACCTCGGGGGGGAGGCGTGGATAAGCTCATAATCCACATTCCCCCTCTCCGCTAAGATGCGGAACCTCTGGCGCAGTGCCAGAGGAGGGGTACCCATGGGATCCGGG